AGACCAGTAAAAGTTCGTAATCAGTCGTGGTATCCTCAAGATAAGAAAGTAGATGCCTGCACACTCTATGCTGTGTATGGGTCTATTTCTGAGGTTTCAAAACTCACTGACATCCCTGAAGCTATTATTCGTTCTTGGAAGAATGAGTCTTGGTGGTTAGACATAACCAGACAAGTTTATATTGAGTCTAATGAAGGGCTGACTGCTAAGATCAGCTCTACATTGGATAAGACTTTAGAACTTATATCTCACAGATTAGAACATGGAGATGAGATATGGGATTCTCGAACAGGCCAACTTGTAGCCAAACCTGTTGATGCTAAAGCATTAGTTGGTCTTTTTAGTAGCCTTGCTTTACAACGTAGATTAGGTCGTAATGAACCAACAAGTATTCGAGGCACCACCACCTCCGATGATAGACTTGAGAAACTCTCACAAGCATTTGAGAAGTTTGCTAAGATGAAAACAATTGAAGGATCCTTAGTAGAAGGAGAAGGAGAGGAAGAAGATGCCGAGCTCGCCGAATTATAAACGAGACTATAAGACTGAAATGAAAACAGCAACAGCTCGTGGTGAAGATAAAGATCGGGCTGCTCGTAACAAAGCTCGTGCTCATGCCATTGCTAAACATGGTAAAGCTGCATTGAAAGGTAAAGATGTCGATCATAAAGTTCCTTTACGCAGCGGTGGAAGTACTGCTGATTCTAATTTACGTCTACGGTCTATCAGCGCCAACCGAAGTGACAACGGAAGAGTAGCAAGTAAAAAGAAGTAATGTTAAACGCAGATATTATTCATGGCTTTGCTGGTTCTCTTTTATCAAAGAAGTACGATGGAGCAACACCAACCCCACAGTTTCATATAGAGCTTTGGGAACTCTTTACAAATAAACATAAATGTATTGCTGCTGCTGCTCCTCGTGGGCATGGTAAATCAACAGCAATCACTTTTGCATATGCCCTAGCTAATGCTCTCTTTCGTGAGAAACGATTCTTAGTTATTGTTTCTGATACAGAAGCACAAGCAATAAACTTTATATCAGACATCAAAACTGAACTAAAAGAGAATGAAGACTTAATTAGTTTATTCGGTATTAAGAGTTTTGATAAAGATACAGAGACATCCATCATTGTTAGGTTTGATGATGATGCTCTATTTCGTATTGACGCTAAAGGTCAAGGCTTTAAGCGTGGTATGAAGTGGGATAACAAACGCCCAGACTTAATTATATGTCATGAAAAGGGCACTAAGGTATTTACACCAGAAACTGGTTGGATACTTAATCAGGATTACCCAGATAGTAAAATTTATACTACAGATAGCTGTTATAAAGTTACCTTTGAAGATGGTACTACTGAGATAGTATCAGGAGATCATAGGTATCTAACAGATGAAGGTTGGGAGTTTGTATGGGAATTGAAACCGAACAAGAACGTAAAAGAAGATGGAATAATACCTATAAGGAGAAGCACCCAGAAAGGGTTAAAGAAGCTAATAGGAAGTATTATCAATCCCCAGAAGGTAAAGCAAAACGTGAGGAGTGGCTTATTAAAAACCCTGGTCAGGCTAAGCTTAGCAAGTACAAACACTACCTCAAGAATAAAGAAAAGTATGATGCAGCAGCTAGAGAGTATGCTGCTCTACATCCTGAATGGAAAGCTGCTCATTGTGCAAAGAGAAGAGCAACCAGACTTAATGCTACTCCAAGTTGGGTAGATAATGAAGAACTCTTTCTAATAGAAGAGGCGTATAAACTAGCTGCACTAAGAATGGAGATTACTGGTGGTTCTTGGGATGTAGATCATATTATTCCACTAACTAGCAAGTATGTGTGTGGTCTACATACAATACATAACTTACAAGTTGTACCTTCTTCCTACAATTACAGAAAGCACAATAAACTCTTAAATGAAGATTATTTCAGTAGAGCCATATAAGAAAGGAGTAGAGGTTGTTGCAATGAGAACTAAAGCTGGCTGGTATAAAACCCATGCTGGTATTTCTCATAATTGCGACGACCTTTAGCTTGAGAATGAGGAGGTAGTTTATAATAAAGAGCGTCGTGATAAGTTCAAGCGATGGTTCTATGGTACTGTAATACCAAGCCTTTCTAAAGATGGTATCCTACGTGTAGTAGGAACCATTCTTCACTTAGACTCTCTGCTTAATAACTTAATGCCAGATGAGTATCTATTATCAACAAAGATAGAACCCCTTAAAACTTATAACTATGTAACACATTCTCAATGGCGATCAGTTCGCTATAGAGCGCACAGTGAAGACTTCTCTCAACTATTATGGCCTAGTAGATGGCCTAAAGAAGAACTAATAAAGATCAGAGAAGATTACACAGCAAAGGGTCTTTCTGATGTATATAGTCAAGAGTACCTTAACTACCCAGTTGATGAGAAGACCTCCTACTTTAAACGTGATGACTTCCTCCCATCTACAGAGATTGATAAAAAAAGGAATAAGCGGTACTATGCTGCTACTGACTTTGCTATCTCCAGTGGTAATCGTTCTGATTACACTGTTATTGCTGTTGTGGGGGTTGACGAAGAAGGTAGGCTGCATGTAGAGGATATGCGTCGTGGACGATGGGATGCTCTTGAGATTATCAATGAGATGTTCAGTGTCCACAAACGATATAAGCCTGAGTTGTTTGTAGTTGAACGTGGTGCAATTGAGAAAGCTATTGGCTCAGTGCTTAGAGCTGAGATGTATAAGAGAGGGACCTTTCTTAACATACATCCAATGTCTCCAACAAAAGATAAACAAACTCGTGCAAGGTCTTTTCAAGCACGTTTGCGTAGTGGTGGTGTAAGGTTTGATAAAGAAGCTGACTGGTACCCAGAGCTTGAAGATGAAATGGCTCGGTTTCCAAAAGCTAGGCATGATGACCAAGTGGATGCCCTTAGCTGGATTGGTCTTATTCTGGACGAGGTACAAGATGCACTGACACCACAAGAAGAAGCTGATGAAGAGTATTATGAAGAAATGGACGACAATTACAGTGGTCGTGATCTATGTACAGGATATTAAAGGGGTTTAACTAATGAGTGTTTTATTAACAAGTGATACATATATTAACGGGGTACTTACTACCGCTGGTACAACTATATCTTTAGGGTATATCCCTGAGTATAACTTAGTCTACGAAGGTAGTGGTACTTGGGTTAGTATTCCTAACGTAGTTCCAAACACAATAAATAATGCTCGTAGCCAACCATACATCCTAGCCCAGTCAGGTGTTCCTGTTGGGCTTATGCCGAATGGCACTGTTGCGACAAACGGGCAGATTACTCTAGGCACAGCATTACCACGTACCTATTCAAATGGTATTTGGTTATATCTACCCGCTGGTGCGGTATCAGGTGGAGCTGCTGGCTTGTACTGGTGCGTTATGTCCAGTACAACAGTCGGCCAGGTTTATACGAAATTTGCAGACACTTCACAGAACTTCGTTCCATCTATACCTACAGGTACTTTGGTAAATGCTGTTGGTAGCAATGCTGCTTATACGCAGACAATAAATGTAAGCATTGTGCTGTGTAAGATTACAATTCCAGCCGGCTCACTTGGAGCTAACGGGCAGTTGAGAATAAATAATGAATTTTCTTATAACTTAGCAACGGGTACTAAACTTTTCCAGATTTACTTAAACTCTTACCAATTGCTTCAATCAAACCGTGCAACAACGGGGGGGCATGATAGTTATACAGGCAGGTTAAAATGTCTAGGGTCGCTACTCAATAGCAGTTTCTACATACTTTCTGAAAACAGCACAAGCTCTGGTACTGGGCAGCAAATCACTGGCCAAGACTTATCAGTTGATGCTTCTTTTACCATTAGTCCTCTCATTGATACTGCAACTAACTATATCATCTTAGATTCGTTCTCACTTGAGGTCCTCCCATCATGATAACTGAATATGTCACAGATTCACCCGAAGCACTAGCTGCTATTGCTGATATGTCACAGCCTAAAAATGTGATGATTAGTGGCTCAGTAACTCAGGTAATTACTGGCTCTGGTTACGTTGCACCAATCCAAATCGGCATTAGTGTATCGGCTTGGCAACTTCGTAAAGCACTTAATCAGTTAGGCTTACGCGCCGCAGTTGAAGCGGCTGTTACTGCATCGACTAATCAAGACCTTAAAGATGGGTGGGCTTATGCTGGTACTTTTAACAGCGAAGATCCTTTAGTTGTGACAATGGGTACAGCGCTTAGTCAGACACCAGCTAAGATGTATGCCTTGTTTGAGCTTGCTAGTACATTGTGACCAAGACTGACTTCTCATGGAATTAAAAACTAAACTCAAACTACAAGATATAGTCAAGAGTCCTAATATAGCAGAAGACCTTTGTGATGAAGACCTTCGCTATATAGGCTCTAAGGCTGTATCCGATTATAACAACGATTTGTCTTCTCGATACGGTTGGGAAACCTCTATGGAGGATGCCCTTAAACTTGCTATGCAGGTTACAGAGGATAAGACATTCCCTTGGCCAGGAGCTTCTAATGTTAAGTTTCCTCTTATCACTATTGCAGCTCTTCAATACCACGCTCGTGCATACCCTGCCCTTA